AGAGTTTACGCCGGAGGATTGGGAAAACACCCGGATTCCAAAGGAAAAGAGGGCGAAAATAACAAAGGGGTACGGGTGGTTGATGCGCAACCCCCGCCGGGTTATTGAATTTCCGATTAAGGGGCAATTGGGTATCTATAATCTCGTATATACCAAGGGCGAAATAATACAATACCCCCGGAAAATGGTAATTGACAAAAAGAGTTGGGAACAGATAAAAAAACAGATAGAGAAATGAAAACAATCGGATTCCATATTGGACGTATCGGGTTTTATTTGTATCTGCAAAGTTTGTGGAAGTATAAGCAATTTTATTTGACGCCCGGAGTTATGGTTGAGGGCGTAAAAGGACATGACGTTTATTTAGATATTGAAATTAAATTGCTTTGTTTTTCCGTTGGTTTCCGGCTGATATGGATAAAAACCAAAAGAAATTATTAACTTTGTAATGTAAAATACTAAAAACGTGAGCGATGAAAGAGATAACAAAAATATTGCCATTAAATGAGGCGGCAAAGTTTCAAAAATCCGCAGGCAAATATGATTGCACAATTACGGAATTGGCGGTAATGGGAGCAGGGAAAGCAAGAATTTCAATTTCCGGAACAGAGGAAAATTTGGATTTGTTGGTTAGTTCGATAGAAAATGAGAATAAAGAAACCACATCCGTTTGAACCCGGGCGTGAATATAACCCCGGCGAACGTGCAGTTTACTGGGGTATGGTAATAATTGCGGAAAGATGGGTTAAACCGTCTGATAAACTGATTGAAAAGGTTGGCAAATTTGTATGTTTGAGTAGATGCGCATGTTGCGTTATCCATAAAGACGATTGTCCGGCGGTTGGGCTTAAATGTTACAGAACAAGCCGGAGCGATAACAAAGTAATATATTTCAGAAAATTGTATAACATAACAGAAAAAAAGCGATGAAAAAGATATTTCAATTAATAGTATCAATCCCGCACGATAAATTATTGCATATTATAGCGGGAATGATTGTTGTAATGTTGGTTTTGCGTTTGGTTTCATTTATCGGGATTCCGGGAATGATTGCACGTATTATCGCATTGATAGCAGTAATTTTAACCGGGCTATTGCGTGAGGTTTACAAAAAAAAACACGGAGGCGTATTTGATAAAAAAGATTTGTACGCCACAATTTCCGGAGGACTGATTGTTTTATTATTAACCGTTTATTAATTGGATATGGAAAAAAGAAGTTTTATTCCGTTTGATGCGGAAACGTTTTTGATGATTGAAGATGTAACGGGAACAGAACCGGAAGTTACAGAGAAAGAAAATTACTTTGAACTTAAAATGTACGCCCCGGACAAAGAGGAAAGAATAATTGAAGCCGCAATATATGCAGTTCAAGGCAGATACGGAAAAAGAATAAAAGACGTAAGGACGATTAAAGAACAAAACCTTTTGCGTGGTGCAATATTCTTTGTTGAATACGAAAAAGGGGCGGGAAATTTGCCATATGAGTTGCGCACAAATTTAGGTATGCCGGACGAAACCGCCGGGGATATTTATTGCCGCCGATTGTTAGAAGTTCGTGCATTACCCGTAAAGCGTGATAATTGGGAAAAATTGCAGATTTTTACCGGAGGCGGAACAATGCAGATTCCGAGAACGCCCGGAGGTTTGGCGGTTTATTCATTCCCGACCGAAAACGGCGTAATGTTGGACGTACCGGAGGGAAATTTTATTGTATTGACACCGGACGGAAAATTTGGCAAAATGGATATGCAAACGTTTATGGCTAATTTTGAAGAAAAAGACGCCAATACCGCCGGATTGACCTTTGACGAAAAGAGATTGTTTGAAAAGATGAATAAACTTTTCGGCAAGAATATAGAAAAAAGATTGGGAAAATTACCCGAAAATAACAAGCAAAGGGAAAGCGACGTTTGAGAGGAAAGCAAAGCGAAAGACTTTGCCGTTATAAAAAGGTTGGAAAATGGAAGCAAGTAAAAGACAAAGGGGCGGACGCCCGAAAATGTGCAAAAGGACGAAAGACCAAAGGGAGTTTGATTTGGCTTTTTGTTCAAATCTGTTTTTACGTGGTTACACGTATAGGGAGATTTCGGAAAGACTGAATGAGGAAAACGCCCGGCGTGGCGTCGGTTATACCATAACAAAACAAATGGTATATTGGGATATGCAACAATTGCTAATTGAGTGGAAACGTGAACGTATGGAAAATATAGACGATTACGTTACGCAGGAATTGCGAAAGTTGGATAAAATGGAGGTTGAATTGTGGGAGGCGTGGGAACGTTCAAAGACCGGGAAATTGCGAGAGAAAAACAGACAGAACGCAAAGCCCCGTAAAGTGTTGGAGGATGGCGACAACCCGGAATATTACGGGTATGAGGAAACCACAACGGAAACGTCCGCCGGAAACCCCCGGTTTTTGGATTTGCTTTTGAATGTGCAGCAACGCCGGGCAAAGATGTTGGGATTTGATGCACCAATTAAAGTTGAGATTCCGGGAATAGAAAAAAGCATAAACGGCGATGCACCGCAATACGATGTATCAGCAATCCCGGAGGATTTATTGTTTGCGGTTGCTGATAAACTACAAACAGCAGAATATAAAAAACAATTAGCAGAGAAAGGAGTAATTGACGATGGCACGAACAACAAAGAATAATATCAAGAAAAAAGACGAACCGAAACCCGTACACACGTGCGGCGAATGTGGTTGGGGTAAATTCTATTATGAACATTCAAATTTGGATATGGACGGGAACCTAATTTGTTTAAAATGCCCGTTTGTCGAAAATAGCAGTATAATACGTTTGGAAAAAGCGTGCGACAAATGGAAAATGAAACATTAAATTGGTCGTTTTTTAAGATTTCCGGTTTTTAAGTCAGAAAAAATACGGGGGTAAGACAAAAATATATGGTATATTTTTAAGAATTAAACAAAATGGATAAAGAACAATTACTTAAAATGTACGCCGCACTAAAAAACAATCCCGGGGAATTAGTAAAAGCGGCGTCACGCAATAGGCTGATAAACTTTGCCCGGTATATGCAACCGGATTTAGCATTGGAACCGTTTCACGTCGTTTATTATACGTTGTTGGATAAATTCGCCCACGGCGAAATAAAGAAAATGATTGTGCAAATACCCCCTCAACATGGTAAGGAAATATCCGATAATCAGATAGTTGCTACCACTAAAGGGATAAAAAAACATGGTGATTTAATTGTAGGGGATTACGTGTTTGGTAGGGATGGAACCCCGGTTAAAGTATTATGGTTGTCAGAAAAAACAAGAAGCGAATATGTCGTTTCTTTTTCTGATGGGGCAAAGATAGAATGTCATGGTAATCACGAATGGACGGTGTATAATAGATTTCGACAGAAAGAGGAAACTATAGAAACGAAACATATGGCATCCTCCACAATATATAATGGAGATGGAAAAAGAGGAAGCCGATATAAATACCAAGTAGATAGCAATGTTTGCGTAATGTTTGATAGTCGGAATGTAGATTTAGACCCATACGTTTTAGGAGCGTGGCTAGGAGATGGGGATAGCTCATGTGGGATTATACACATTGGCAATAATGATGTTGAAATAATAGGGAATAGTACATATAAGTTCAAAGAAAGTAAGGGCACGACAACACGTAAGTTTTACAGCCCAGAATTGAATATTTTACTAAAAAATAATGGCCTAATTAAGAATAAACACGTACCGGATATGTATAAATACAATTCAGTTGAAGTTCGCAAGAATGTGATTGCTGGATTAATTGATACAGATGGGTATGTGTATCACAGAAACGGACGTATAACCATATCCAACACAAACAAGCGGATTATAGACGATGCAGCATTTATATTACGCTCATTAGGCCAGTCTGTAGTTGTGTGTGAATTCAAACCTAGGGTTAGTAGTAGCGGAATAGTAGGGAAGAAGATAGTATATCAACTCTGTTTTAATCCTACAATGACTTTCCCGACAAAAGTAAAACGTAAGAAGATAACGAAATTGTCCATAAATAAGAAACGTGCTATTGTTTCTATTGAACGAAAGGAGGGTTTGGGTTATGGTAATTGCATCCAAGTAGAGGGGGGTATCTATTTGGTTGGAGATACGTTTATTCCTACGCATAATAGTGAGGGGTCGAGCCGAAAATTACCCGCTTTTATGTTAGGATTGAACCCGGACACAAAAATTTGTATTGGTTCGTATGCCGCCACAATTGCAAGGGATTTTAACCGGGACGTACAAAGAATAATTGACACCCCAAAATATCGGGAAATATTTCCGAAAACCTTTTTGAATGGTTCAAATGTGGTAACGATGGCAAACACGTATTTACGAAATTCTGACGTTATAGAAATGGTTGGGCATAAGGGTTCGTTGCGTGTTGTAGGTCGTGGCGGTGCGTTGACGTCAAAGACCGTTGACGTTATGATTATGGACGACGTTTACAAAGATTATTCAGAGGGTAACAGCCCGATTGTACGCAATGCGGCGTGGAAATGGTACACGACCGTTGTAAAAAAGCGTTTGCACAATAAATCGCAAGAACTGATTGTATTTACCCGATGGCATGAGGAAGATTTGATTGGTAAGATTGAAAAGGGAGGCGAAAAGATTATTGATATTAAAAGTTGGGACAGCATTAAAAATATTCCGGATGGTGCATGGGTTCGCATAAACTTTGAAGCGTTGAAAACCGGGGAACCAAACGAGATTGACCCAAGGGAACCGGGGGCGGCTTTATGGGAGAGTATGCACAGCCGGGTAAAATTGGAGCGTGAAAGAGCGTTAGACCCAATACAATTTCAATGCTTAGACCAAGGAAACCCCGGAAGCGCAGAGGGTAGATTGTACCGGAACCCGTTCAGAACGTACGTTGACAAATCAGAATGGGGAACGTTCGTGCGTAGTGGTAATTATACAGACGTGGCAGACGAGGGCGACGACTTTACATTTTCGGCGTGTTATGACGTTTACAAATCCGGTAATGAGGCATGGAACGAACAAAAGAAACGGTTTGAACCGATTTTGTATGCGCTAATTACTGACATGGTATTTACGCAGGAAAATACAGAAGTAACAGCCGTTACCGTCCCGGAAATGATAAACCGTTGTGGAACGCAAAAAGCATGGATTGAAAGTAACAACGGCGGTGCCGGGTTTGAAAAGTTGATACGTAAAAAGATAAAAGCGATTTCCGAACCATTTTACCAAGGTGCCAACAAGGAAAGCCGCATTATAACAAATTCGGCAAGCGTCAACGCCCAAATCATAATGCCGTTAGGATGGGAGGAACGTTTTCCAAAGATACATGAACACGTAACCGGGTTTTTGCGTGATTTCCTAGCAAATGAGCATGACGACCCGGAGGACGGTTTGACCGGAATATATGAAAAGGAATTGGCGGACGGCGATACAAGACCATACAGCCAAGCAACAAGGGGCATTAAACGTCGTAATTAGCATTTTATTTCATATATGCAAGGATTTAGCCGAAAATATTATAACTTTGCAATAAGTAATGGGGCAAAGAGTTAGCCCCCGGAGATAATAACAAAAGTTTTAACGTTAAAAAATTAAGATTATGGCTATTTGTAAATGCCCGGCAGCAGCAGCGTTGCCAAACATTCCAAACTTTACGTGTGCCGAGAGTTTCGGACAGATTCAGAAAGTAGCGTTTCAGAGATTGTATAAAAGCACCGGAGAAAAAAATTCATTTACCACGACGGCGGGTATTGGGAAAAAAGCGTCATGGACGCCGTTGTTATCGGCAGATGACGACACGAAAGTTGTTGTCTCCCCGTATATCCAAGCACCGACAGCAGAAGCAGGCGCACCCCGTACGTTCGGCGGAGGAAACGAAACGTTGGGCGGTATTGAAGAAATTATTGGACGTGAGCCAACCCCATTTACGGCGGTTATGCGTAAAATGCCGCAATCACTGATTAAAGCATTGAAAGATTTGCAATGTGAAAGCGATTCCCAAAATTTGGGGGTTTATTTGTTTGATGAAAACGGCGCAATTGGTGCATTGCAAGACCCGAAAATAATAACAACGCATTATCCTATTCCAATTCGTTCTTTGTTTATCGGGGATAAAACATTGGGAGGATTTGAGGCACCCGATAGCAACGCAATACAATGGACGTTTTTACCTAATTGGTCGGATGATTTGGCTATTATCGTACCGGAAGATTTTAACCCGCTAACAGACTTAAAAAATGCAGCAGGGTAAACAAACAATAGTGACGTTGGAAAATGAAACATTGAAAACGACACGAGATTTTGAAGTTAGCCACGCCGAAAGACTTTTAAAAATGCCAAATAACGGCGGTTGGCAGTTACCGGAAAATAGTAAATTTGAATTTGACAAAGAAAATGGGCTTAGATATAAGAGAAATAAAAAAGCAGATAACGGAGCCACGGAACAAAGCGGCGATAAGTAGGGCGATTTACCACCAAAACCGCATACGATTTCATGCGGAAAAGGCGTTGACGCCATACATTACGCAACCCGTGACCGATTTTTTGGCTTATGTTTCAAACCTTATACCCGCAGACAAATTCAAAGTGTTCAAAACATTGTTCCGTTACCCCGTAAAGACAAACGAGGTAACGGGCGTTTGTTTTGATAAGTTGAGCCGCATTTTTGACGGTCGTAACCCGGCGTTCAATTATCAGTTTATGAACAGCGAACAAAGGGACGATTGGGAGTATTACAGACAACACGTATTGGAAGAACCCGAAATTTGGAGCACAAAGGGATGGGAATATTTCAAAACCGAAATTAACAGCGTATTAATTGTTGATTTGCCAAAAGAGCAATCCCCCGGCGATAATTACCCGCAACCGTACTTTTATTGGTTGCCAATAGAACACGTTATTTCATACAAGGCAGACAAAACAACGGGCGTTATGCGTTGGATAATATTCCGGCAGGACGACAACCGTATTGCCGTAATTGACGATGAACGATACCGGGTATTTACCGAGGAAAAAGGCAATATTGGCGAATTGCTGATTGATAGCCCGCACGATTTGGGATATTGCCCAGCACGTTTTTTTTGGAACGAACCATTGAGTTTGAGAGAACCGGACGTTAAGGCGTCCCCGTTAACAACCGAGTTGGAAAGTTTAGATTGGTTCCTTTTTTATCATTTATCAAAGAAAAATTTGGATATGTACGGGTCGTACCCGATTTATTCCGGATATGAACAAAGTTGCGATTTTACGAACGGCGAAAACGGCGATTATTGCGACGGCGGGTTTTTGAAAGATAAACAAGGCTATTATAAATTAGACCAAGCGGGTTTATTGATGCGTTGCCCGAAATGCGGAGATAAACGAATTGTCGGGGTTGGTTCATTCATTGAAATTCCGGTACCGGACGGCGACAAACAGCCGGATTTGCGCAACCCGGTTCAGATGTTGACCGTTGACCGTAATAGTTTGGATTATAACGTTAGCGAGGAAGAACGGTTGCGTACAAACATAATTACGGCGGTTGTTGGTACCAACGAGGAAATAACAACCCGTGAAGCATTAAATGAACAGCAAATTAAAGCCAATTTTGAAAGCCAAAGCACGGTATTAAACCGAGTAAAAAAAGGCTTTGAGGCGGCGCAAAAGTTCGTTGACGAAACCGTTTGCCGTTTGCGTTATGGAACAATGTTCATTTCGGCAAAAATCAATTATGGCACCGAGTTTTATTTGTCTGATGCAACCCAATTGCGAGAACGTTATAAGATGGCGAAAGAAAGCGGAGCAAGCGAGGGGGAATTGGATGCGCTACAAAATCAGATTATCGAAACGGAGTACAGACACGACCCAATACAAATGCAACGTATGTTAGTGTTGGCAGAATTGGAGCCGTACCGACATTTGACACGTCCGGAAGTATTAGAATTGTACGAAAAACAACTAATTACCGAGGATGAATTGCGCATTAAATTGAATTTCGCTAATTTTGTGCGTAGGTTTGAACGTGAGAATACAAACGTTTTGGAATTTGGCAGCCAAATACCATTTTCCAAGAAAATTGAAGTAATAACAAAAAAAATTTATGATTATGCGAGTGAAAGCAGAAACAGAGGGTAAAACAAAGGACGTCGGATTGTTGGACGTTACCCCGGAAAATTTCATTGTTCCAAAAGGGGTAGAAAGTTTTTATCATTGTCGTATTGAGGTTGTAAAATTCAACCAAGAAACGGGCGAAAGAATTTCACGACCACGTATGCAGGTTTTCGGAAAAAAGTTCTTTGAAACATTCGGATTGCACAATTTGCGAAAAATGGGTTATAAAGTTGACATTATGCACGACCCGAACGTTTGGGAGGCAGCGAACAAAGAAAAGATTGAAGCCAGCAAACGAGCAAAGGCAGAAGCAGCAGCAAAGGCGGCAGCAGAAGCAAAGGCGGCAGAACGTGAACAAATGAAAGCCGAAATTATTGCAGAACTGACAGCCGCCGGAGTTATCCCAGCAGAACCAAAGAAAGCCGGACGAAAACCAAAAGCCGAAAAAACAGCAGAAGCAGAGGAAGCGGCAGGCGATAGCCCGGAAAACAACGAGAATGTTTAACCATTAAAAATTACGAATATGGCACAGATTGCACAGCAAGACAATTTGGTTATTGAAGTAACCACAACCGCCACAGCATTGGACGGCGACACAAAGAAAAAGTTGATTGAATGTATTGAGGGCGGAACAATTACCGACGTTATTTTGGTAACAAAAGAGGCTGAAAAGAAAATCAGCCATGCACGTGTTGTTAGTTGGTTGGTTGACACAACCGGGGGGTCCCCAAAATACACAATTGATATTATTAACGCAAACAGCAAAATAGTAGGAGCAATCGCACTTAATTAATTCAAAGGGTAAGAATATTATGTTAACGAGAGAAATTTTAGTTGCAAATGCGGCTTTGTCGGGATTGTCTGACGAACAGATTACAGCGATAACAACATTATCGCAGAATGACGAAAACAGCGTTATTGCCAAGAAAACGGGCGAAATTTACGGGGCTTTGGATGCCGATATTTTGGCGGTTTCCGGTATCGCTAAAAATGGAACCGAAAAAACGTATGATTACGCAAAACGTGTAATGGGGGAAATGAAAACAAAAGCCGATGGCGCAACCGGGCTGCAATCGCAGATTGATTCATTGACCAAGGAAAAAGCCCGTTTGGAAAAGGCAATTGCCGATGGTGCGGCAGATGCGGAAACCGTGAAAGCATTGAAGCAGGCAAAAGCAGATTTGCAGAACGTGACAACGCAGTTTACCGAGTTGACAACCAAGTATGAGGCAGAAAAGGCAAACCACGAAAAAGAATTGTTCGGAGTAAGAATTGACAACGCATTGCAGACAGCCGCCGCCGGGCTTAAATTCAAAGCAGGATTCCCGGAAAGCGTAACAAAGGTTATTTTGACGCAGGCGACCGAAAAAGTAAAAGGCATGAACCCGGAATATATAGACGACGGAAACGGCGGAAAGGTTTTGGCGTTCAAAGATGCAAGCGGCGCAATTATGCGCAATCCAAACAATCAGTTGAACCCATTCAAGCCCGCCGAGTTGCTGACAAAAGAATTGGAAACGATGGGAGTATTGGAGCAGCAAAGACAACAGCCAGGAGGCGGCACAAATAAGCCCACAGGCGGTGCCGGAGGCGGCGGAATTACATTGGACGTAAGCGGAGCCAAAACGCAATCAGAGGCGTACGAACTTATTACAAAACAATTGATGGCGCAAGGTAAAACGGTAGGTTCCAAAGAGTTTGACGAAGATATGAGAAAGGTTTGGCAGGAAAATAGTATTAACAAATTGCCGGAGAGATAACCGGGTAATGGGTAAACCCGCATTTAATAACAAATTAAAATAAAAAGGCTATGAGTTTAATTGCAACAAGATTACAGAATTGGCGAGTAGAAAACCCGGAGTTAGACCGTAATATGACCCGCCCGTGCGAGTATGGCGCATTAGATTTTTTCATTGAACAGACCAACGCCGGAAATTCCATTTTGTCCCCGAAATTGCGTGAACGTGCGTTTGCCTCAATCGGAAATACGGTACAAGTTCCGGTTATCAATTACGATGGCGACGTTACGGTTAGCAACGTTCGTACGTGTGTTATCCCGGACGATGAAAACACGTCCGCACTTTATACCGTGGTTTGGGCGACATATTCCGTCGGCTTTACAATGGTGCCAACGTTGTATATGAACAACGAAATTTCGTATGAGCACGATTTCAACCGCAAAATGGAAAAGGTTTGCAGAGCGTTTGCAAATTCGTTAGACCAAGCAGCCGTTTCAGCGTTGGAGGCAGGAAAAGCCCAAATATTGAAAGACAAGTTGAATTACAATTTCGTTGCAAACGTTATTGAGGTTCCAACGCAGATGGCAACCGAAATTATGGGCGATATTAACCCGATTATGCGTGCAAATTGTTATCCGGGTTTGGTTCACGTCGTAGGTAACGCCGGAATTGACAGCCTTATTAAAAAATTGGCACAGCACGGTATTTATAACGACGTAAACAAGCGTATGGAATACGAAAATAAAGTGTTCCATTATACAAACAACGTCGTAAATGAAGCTAGAAAAAACGGCACATTCTTTGCCGTAGAGGATGGTAACGTTGGCGTTTTAACACGTGTTGACCGTGAGGCGTTGAACCGCACCCGTGCGAATTTCCACGAATGGGACGTTGTACGTTTGCCGTACATTGATTTGCCCGTTGGTTCGCACTATTACACAGCAGTTGGCGACCAGTCACAGACAGCAGGCGCAGCGAGTGCCGATATGACGTGCAACGTGAAAGAATATTTTGGATTTAGCGCAGACGTTGCGTTTGTAATTGCTTACAACAGCAACCCAACAACCGTTGCAAATCCGATTATCAAAGCGCAGATTGCAGCACGTGCGGAAAATGTACCTTTGGGTATGCCTGTATATGTAACCAACGCCGGGGAATTTCCCGCCGGAGGTGCAGGCGCATAAGCCGGAAAACGGAACAATTATTTAACCGAGGGGACGGGGTGGTTATCCCCGCCCCCTTATTTATTGCAATCTTAATTCCTAATATGGGAAATAAATGGGCGTTTTTATGATAAGAATAAATGAAATATGCGAAGCGTTAAAAAATGTGTGCGGGTGGGAGCAATCATACGACCCGGCAAAGGCGATAGACGACAATTTAACGCAGACGGAAAGTGGGTTGTATTTTCAAGGTGCGCACCCGCTTTTGACGTTGGATAGTATGGAGGCGATTATGCCGGATGATTGGGGAATACAATACCCCGTATGGGATGCGCTGACGCAATGGAAACAAAACAAGGTTGTGCAGTATGGTAATGATACAAACGGGAACAAATTGTTTTGGAAAGCGAAAGCGGATAACGTAGGAGAGGAACCAACGGAAGATTCTTTGTTTTGGAGCAAATACAACATTCTTTCGGACTTTTTGGAAAGAATGACACGCAACGGGATTGCAACCGCAATTCAGACATTTACCCAAATTAAGCAGTTGGATAAAGAAACACGCAATTTGTTAGAACGCAGAACGTTTTTTGATGGTGCCGGACGCATACGGGCAACCCTGCAAAATAATCATAAATTGGTTGGCTTTGAAATTGTCCCGGTTCGTGCAATGGGAGTGACGGCGAAAATTGAAAAGATAGGTTTGCAAATGACCGGGGGAACCGGGGTTGTTAGAATGTATTTGTTTCATTCGTCGCAGATAGACCCAATAAAGACTTTTGATTTGAATTTTACCGTTACAAATGGCGGTTTTCAGTGGTTCCCGTTAACTGATTGTTATTTGCCATATATAAGCGACAAGAACAACGCCGGGGGGGCGTGGTTCCTTTGCTACAATCAAGACGAATTACCCGCCGGAATGGAAGCAATTAACGTATCAAAGGATTGGAGCCGGGAGCCGTGCGGAACGTGCAACATGGGTCCCGTTGAGGTTTGGCGAGAATTGACAAAGTATTTGCAAGTAACGCCGTTTATGTATAATGCGCCGGAAACGTTCGCAGAATACCCGGAGTTGTGGGATATTGCATACACGATGTACACACGAACCCAAAATTACGGGCTGAATTGCGAAATTACTATTGGATGCGATTTAACGGATTTCATTATTTCCCAAAGGCAGATTTTCCAAACGGTAATACAAAGACAAGTTGCTGCAATTGCATTGCGGACGTTGGCAATGAACCCCAACGTAAGGGTTAACCGCAATCAATCAAACGCAACCCGGATGGATATTTTGTATGAGTTGGACGGCAACACGTCCGGCGTTCGTCCCGGCGGTTTAGGTTACGACCTTAAAAAGTCTTATGAGGCGTTGCAAATAGATACGCAAGGGTTAGACCGTATCTGTTTAGCCTGCAATAACCGTGGGGTAAGATACAGAACCGTGTAATTATATAATTCAAAGGGAAAGTTGTATATAATTTCATGTAAAAGTTGTATTTATGAAACGGATAACCGATTTGCGAAAAAGGGTTGCGGATTTCAACGAGGCTTTGACGTCCGGGCGGATAATACAAAACATTATATGGGACAATGAGGCATATATAGTTGATTTGAACGCCGAGGAACAATTGTTTGAACAAGGTATTAACCGTTTGGGCGTCGAAATTTCGGATTATGCACCATACAGCCCCGTAACAATCGCAATTAAAGAGGCTAAGGGACAGCCGACAAACCGGGTAACGTTACGGGATGAGGGAGATTTTGAAAGTAGTTTTTATTTAGAGGTTGGCGACAAACAATTTGAAATTAAAGCGTCTGACTTTAAAACAGAGGATTTAATAAAAAAATACGGTCGTCAAATATTGGGTTTAACCGACGAAAATATTTCAATATTGATTTGGAAATATATTTTCCCGGATTTAATGGCAGAAACAAAAAAACAAATTTATGGCAAATAACGTAAAAGCCCCGGTTATTGACAACCCGGAATTGTTAGACCGGATAATTGGAAACATGCAAAACGGATTGGTTGATAATTTGCCGTGGTTGGATTTTGCATTTGGCAGGGCGGAAAGACTTGTTAAATACAACGGGAACCAAAAGCGATATTATACGCCAAATGTTTATTCCGGCAATAACGATTATATGGAAGTAACGCCGGATGCAAATATTGGTAATTTCTGTTTTTTTTGGGTTGACGACCCGCAAAACATAAGTTGGGAACCCGGCGTTGATATTGGGATAAAAACGGCGTTTTCGATTATCTTTTGGTTTGATTACAGAAAGATATACAACGATGCAAGCACACGCAACAAAGAGGATTTGAAGCGGCAAATATTGGACGTTTTGAACGGCGGTTTTTTGGTGCGAAATGGAAGTTACAGAATAAACAAAGTGTACGAATTGGCGGAAAACATTTACAGGGGCTTTTCGTTGGATGAAATAGAAAACCAATTTTTAATGCACCCGTTCGGCGGATTCCGGTTTGAGGGCGAATTGAGTATTGGAGAAACATGTAAATTGTAGTATATGGAACATTTTATTTATAACATTATTGTTGTCGCATTAATAGCGGCTTTTGTGCTGACGTTATTACGCAAATGGGGCGTCATTGAATGGGTACAGATTCACGGGAACGATTTCTTTTCAAAGATGTTTAATTGCGATTTCTGTTTGTCGTGGTGGACGTGCGTTTTGATTTGTTTCTTTGCGTTGATATTTACCGGGAACCTCTCATTTTTGGGCGTTCCCTTTTGTAGTACAATGATAACACGTGTTTTATTATGAAGAATGTACAAATAAAAGGAATGAACGTTGAGTTGTATGATTCAATCGAGGATTTGCCAATTATGCGTTTCCACAAGTATAACAAAATGCTTTTGGTTGACGCCGGGGTTGGTTCCGATTTGTCGGATTTTGACCGACATATTGAAAAGGTAATACGTTATTTGAACAGCCCAACGCCAAACATGGCAACCGTTGAGTTGGAAAATATGCGCCAAAACATATATTTCATTCAATCCGAGGTTTCCCCCCGGCATTTGGCTTTTGCCGTGTTGGTTAAATCAATAAATGGTAAACCCCGAAATGATTTGTCAGATGATGGATTGCAACAAACAATGAGTCTTTTTAAAGACGTTGCAAATTCAGAGATAACCGCCCATTTGGAAGCGGTTAAAAAAAAAATAGACGATGAATTGCGTTTGTATTTTCCCCGGTTGTTCGATGATGCGACATTGAAAGAGTATTACGATAAATTGAAACAAAGAACGATTGTTGTATTACGCACAATAATAGACGGTCGGGCAACCGAGGCGGACGCAAAAGAGATTGACGACATTACGGCGGAGTTGATAACCTATTTCAACCCGCAGACGTTTACCGGGTCGGAAAGCGTGGAAATTAGGCATGACAGACAATTTGAAAATATGTGTTTGATATTGTCCCAAAATTTGCATGTTGACCCAAAGAAATTTACCGTTTTGGAATATTACAACGCATTTGAGTATATCAAGGAACAAGCCAAAAAAGCAAACAAGCAAAAAAAGGTAAAATAAGGCGATTTCCGGCGTTTTTATTTTTAGGCGATAAATTACACGTTTGAGAAAAGAAAATGCAACATACGGGGAATTTCCCGCAAATAACTTAACAATCGGCGTATGGCAGATAATAACAACCCAATCAAATATTCGGATTTAATAAGCCCGGATAATTCGATTACAGATTTGATAAAACAATTGGATGAACTTTCGGACACATATACAAATGCGCTGAAAAATATCAAAGCCGAAGCAATACAATTGGCGGAGATTCTGAAAAAGGTTTCCGGCGCAACGGAGGACGGGCGAAAGACAACCAAAAAAGCCGCAGACGATGCGGAACGTTTGGCACGTGCGCAACGTGATTTGGCGTTTGCAGAAAGCGAGAACGCCAAAAAGTTAGCCGAGTTAAAATTGGCACAGCAGGAAGCGAACCAAATTAATAAACTGATTGTGAAAATAAATCAATCCGCCGAGGGTAGTTATAACCGTTTATCGGCGCAATATTCATTGAATAAGATTTATTTAAACAACATGACTAAAGCCGAACGGGAAAACACCGAGGAGGGGCGAAAATTGGTTGCGCAGACCAAAGAAATATACGAAGAAATGAAACGTTTGCAGGAAGCAACCGGGAAATTTCAATTGAACGTCGGAAATTATACGGAGGCATCCGACGCAATTATTGCGTATGGCGACAAATTAAAAGAAACGTTAGGTTTAAATAGCGCATTTGGCGAAAGTCTTTTGGCGTTAGGACGTGGCGGGGCTGAAAGTAAAGCAGTTTTTACAGCTATTGGCGACGGGGCAAAAGCATTGGGAAAAACTTTGTTGGGATTACTTTCAAACCCGGTATTTTTGGCGATTGCCGGAATTGCGGCGGCGGGTGCGGCGTTTAAATGGTGGTACGATTATAACGCCGGGTTAGTTGAGGCAACGAGATTGACGAAACAATTTACCGGGAAAAGTGGCGATGATTTGAAAGCGTTTAGAAATGAGGTGCAAGCCGTCGCCGATTCATTCAACGCAGATTTCCGGGAAACATTGATTGCAACAAACGCATTATCAAAACAATTTGGTATTTCTGCAAATGAGGCATTGCAATTGGTTAAGGATGGGTTTTTAGCCGGAGGCGATGCGAACGGGGAATTTTTAGACACGTTGAAAGAATACCCGGCATATTTCAAAGAGGCGGGAATATCAGCAGACCAATTTGTTGCAATTGTTACCCAAACAAACAAAATGGGTATCTTTTCAGACAAAGGCGTTGACGCAATTAAGGAGGCAAATTTGCGTTTGCGTGAAATGACGACGGCGACGGCGGCGGCTTTGGATGGTATTGGTATTTCGTCGGAACAAGTTCAAAAAGATTTGCAGACCGGAACCAAAACGACATTTGATGTTATACAAGACGTTTCCGCAAAATTGGCAGAATTGCCGGATAATGCGGCAACGGTCGGGGCTGCAATTGCAGATATATTCGGGGGGCCCGGAGAGGACGCCGGATTGCAGTATTTGCGCACGTTGAAAGATATTTCAACAAACATGGATGAAGTAAAAGGGAAAGCCGGAGTTTTGGCGCAATTGCAGGAGGAACAATTGCAAAGCCAAATTGAGTTGCAAAACGCATTATCCGGGTTGTTTGACGCAACCGGAGGAAATTTTGAAACGTTGACAACGCAGGCAAAAGTTTTTGTTAACCAAGGATTGACGGCGATAATAAAAGGGGTTATTGATGTTGTCAATTACTTGATTGAGTTATACAATGAAAGTGTTTTGATACGTGCAATTTGGAATGGGATTGTTGCCGGATTTAAAACCACATTTGACACGTTAGGAAATTTGTTTGGATTCTTTATTGATATTGTCAAAGCAACCGGAACCGCATTAAAGGGAGCGTTTACGCTGGATTTTGACGACATTAAAAAGGGGTTGTCAGATTATGCAGCCGCATACGGAAATTTGGTAAAAGCACAAGTAAAGGACATTACCCAAAATTTCAAAGAGGGATTGGATGATATGCAAAAGAAAATAAAGCCGATAACAATCCCGGTATCTGTTGGAGATACGCAAGCACAAATCGGGAATAGCCCCGTAACGACAAATTCGCCAAAAATTGATACGACAAAAAAGGATAAAGAAGCGGAAAAGGCTGCAAAAAAGGTAGAGGAAGCATATAAAAAGAATTTGAAAGCAACCCGAAAATTGCAGGATGCACAATTGCAGTTGGAAACCGACGAATGGGCAAAGCGTCGCCAACAAACGCAATATCAGTATTCCCGACAAATTGAGGACTTACAACACCAATTGCAGACCGAAAAGGATTTGAACGAAACCGGACGTCAAGCGATAAACGCCACAATTACGGCGTTGGAACAGCAACAAACCGAGGCGTTATTGAAAATCGAACAAGCCCGACAATTGCAGGAATTAGCGTTACAGAAAGAAAGCATTGAATTACGTTTGCAAGCAGTCAAAGAGGGAAGCGAGCAGGAAAAACAATTGCGGATGCAGTTGTTGGAAAACGAAAGACAAACCGCATTATTACAGAACCAACAGAAACCGACCGGGCAACAGCAGGACGCCGCGGCGATTAATGCAAGTTTTGACGCAAAGGGAGCCGGAATTGCGGACGAATATTTGCAAGCGCAATTACAGATATTCGACCAACAACAAGCGTTGGCACAATCGGAGTTTGATTTGTTGAGAAATTCAGAAGCCCGGAAAACTCAATTCCGTTTGCAAGCAGAAAAGGAACGTTTGCAAAAGGTTTTAGAATTAAATCAGCAAGCCGCCAATAAATTGTCTGATGTTGAGGTACAAACAATTCAAAACACTATTAAAAAAATAGACCAAGAAATTGAGCAATCCAAAGGGGAGGAACGAGGAACAGACATTTACGGTTTGTTTGGGCTTAATTTGGACGACGACCAAAAAGAGGCAATTAATACGTCTATGCAATACGCATTGGATGCGTTAAATACATTCACGGCGGCACGTGTTGCCGCAGCAGATGCAGCCGTTGAGCAAGCGGATAAAGAGGTTTCCGCCGCACAATCGGCGTTGGATGCAGAATTGGAAGCAAGGGCAAACGGGTACGCCAATAATGTTGTACAAGCGCAAAAGGAGTTGGATTTGGCAAAGAAAAACCAAGAAAAAGCGTTGAAAGAACAACAGAAAGCGCAAAAACAGCAGGCAGCAATACAAACATTGCAGCAAATCGGAAACATGATAACAGCAACGGCGCTGATATGGTCGCAATTAGGTTTCCCGTTTGCAATACCTGCAATTGCCGTAATGTGGGCGAGTTTTGCAGCGTCTAAAATCAAGGCGGCGCAATTGGCAAAACAGACCGGAGGAACCGGAGGAACGGAAACATACGGCGACGGTACCGTTGAACTTTTGGAGGGCGGTTCGCACCAAAGCGGAAATGATATTGATTTAGGAACGAAACCGGACGGAACCCGCCGGCGTGCCGAGGGAGGCGAATTTTTCGCCGTGATAAATAAACGAAGTTCACGCCGTTTCAGAAAGATAATACCGGACGTTATCAATTCGCTAAACAATGGTACGTTTGCACATAAGTATTTAAAATCCTATTCAGACGGCGACGGTTTGACGTTAAACGTTACCGGACAAAGCCCGGATTTACGCAATTTGTCGGATGATGTAAGGGAAATTAAGGAACAGAACCGACGACGGGTTTACGTGGATGGCGACGGAAATACGATTGAAAGTTACAAGAATTTGAAACGTAAAATAAAAAGACTATGACACCAAAATATAGATTCTTTTTGCAGATAGGGGAGGACGGAACCAAACAAACCGTCCGCCCCAATTATAAGGATGATTTAACGTTGGATTATGAGTTGGAAACAAATCAAAGGTTTTACCGGGCTAAATTGTCCGGTAAAATAAACTTTGTCCGTGCTGATTACGATATTATCAATGACGCCCCGTTTGATTCTGAATTTTTCCTATATATCGAAAAAAGCGATGATTGGGGACAAACATACAATCAATACTATAAAGCAAAGTTTATGAAAACGGATTGTACGTTTAATGATGATGATAAATTGGTTACGGTACAGCCGGAAACAATAGACCAATACAACGACGTTTTGGCAGGATTGGAAAAGGAATACAATTTAATTGAGTTGACCCCACAAATCGAATTTCTTACAATAAGAAAACGCCCATTGATACAAATATACGTTCCCGGAGATAGTATTGTTTCGTGCTTTTTGGGCGGCACGAATTGGGAACAAGACGCAAACGCCACGACTGACCAAAACGCATTAATACAAACCTATCATTTTGCACTATGTAATATTTTGAAAGAAATACAAATTACGTCGCACGGTTCCCCGGAGGTAATATCCGGGCTTTATACTGGGCGGATGTTGACGGGTGCAAGTCCTGATGAATTTATGGGAGATTTATACCCGGAATTAAATGTAGATTATTATATCCATATTGCACAAAAACTAGTTGCGGGTGGGCTACCTATTGGGCTAGCAGGTGTTGAGATACGCCGCCGTTCTGATGATGTGGCAATGTTCCGGTTTACAAAGATAACGCAAGAACCTTTTGATACGTTGGAATTTGATTTAACCGCCGTTGAGGGTTCCGGAGCAACGGGTACGATGCACGCCGATATGAAAAGTTATAATATATACGCCCGATATTTGGTTGATGTTGATAAAATAGACGATTTAGATACATACCTGTTGCCGTCCGATGATATTGTAGATAATAATAGAAATTACCGCCGGGCAATTGGTTACGCAATCGACGTGGCATTTATATCTAAAAATTTTTCAGATACGCCGACCGAGTGGGGATTAGCCGACAATGGAAAGTATTTTGCGCCGCCTTATTCCATATATGGACAAACGTTTTATCCAATCGCCCGGTCAACGTGGCGTTATGCGTCGTTATGGTTTGGGTTTTATCTGATGGATTGGATATTAGAGGAAAAAGCCCGAAAAGCATATACTTTGCGTGATGCGTTTACATTGTCGTCATGTATCAATGTGCTATTAAAAGAATTTGCGCCCGGAATAACGCATGAAGCGACGCCGGAATACAGCCAATTTCTTTATAACACAAACAATCCTATTTCCGGGCAGTCATTTAAGTTGCTAATAAGTCAGAAAAGTAATATCATTAATGGAGAATATCAGGCCCCGGCGCAAAAAGCCCCGGTTACATTGCAACAGATTATGACGATGTTACGGAATATTTACAAATGTTATTGGTATATTGAGGACGGAAAATTTAAGATTGAACAAGTAAGTTGGTTTAGAAATGGCGGTTCGTATGGATATAACCCAATTATTGATTATGATTTAACGCAGTTAGAAAACGTTAGGAATGGCAAGAAATTAGCTTTTGCGACGTCGGAATATTCATTTGACAAAGTAGATATGCCGGAACGTTACCAATTTGAATGGATGGACGATGTAACAACGCCATTTGAGGGGTTGCCAATAGAAATTACGTCAAAATATGTAACAGCCGGAAAGATAGAAGAAATAAATATTTCCAATTTTACGTCTGATATTGATTTGATGTTGTTAAACCCCGGTGCAATTAGTTCGGATGGATTCGCATTGTTTGCGGCGGTTACATCGTCCGGCGGAGGACAATTGGAATTGCCGTTTACAAGACAAACCGTTGATAATGTAGAATACTATTTGCAAAACGGTTATTTAGCGTTTATCAATATACAACCGAGGTATTGGGTTTATGATATGCCCGCAAGACGTTTTAAAATAAATAATATGTCAAATTACGCAATCGAAATTGAGAGAAAGAAAAAACAAACATTGAATTTCCCGGCAGGAACAACAGACCCAAACCCGATGCAGTTAGTTAAAACGTATGTTGGTAACGGTCAAGTTGATAAACTTTCAGTAAATTTGTGTAGTCGAAACATTAAAGCAACATTGAAGTATGACACAGAATAACAATTTCAGCGTATTGCCGTGGTACACGTCTATCGACGAGCAAAACAGCCGTAAGAGTTATGCGTATGGGGCAATTTATCCATTGTTTGCCCCGGCTGATAGGCTTTTGCCGTTCCAAATCATGCGGAGCACGCGGGCAAATGCCATTACAAACGTAGTTTTGTATGACAAAAACGGCAAGCAGATAGCCAATATTACGCAGTATATGAAAGATACCGGATTGCAGATTGCCCGATTTGAAAATATGGGTTACGATGTCATTGTATATCCGGCAATTTTGCCGATGCCGTTAAACCAATTCGACGGAATCTATTATATGACAATGACGGATGGCGTTCAAACATGGTGGTCTGAAATGTTTACGGTCGTGCAGGACGTTTCCGGATATTTGAAAATCGAATGGTGGGACATTGAAAACCTTGTATTTGATGCCGGACAGATTGTTTACCAAAATCCGGCATTCAAAAATAGGTTGTATTTGTGTACAGAATTGGGAAAACCTGATTACGAATTTGAGGAAGATGGCGAAGAACGCGACGGTTATTTCTTCCCGGAAAAGCAGATTTCGGAAAAGACCTACAAATGTACAATACTTGCCCCGGAATACCTCTGCGATGTTATGAGATTTATCCGTATGGCTGATTACGTCCAGGTTACCGATAAGTATGGCCGAAAATACGATTGCGATACATTCCTAATAACGCCAAAATGGCAGACGCAAGGCGATTTGGCCAGCGTAGAAATAGAATTTCAGACTGACACCGTTGTCAAGAAAATAGGCCGAGGCGTAATGATTGCAAACAAAGGAGATTTTAACAATGACTTTAATAACGATTTTAACAACAATTGATTATGGGAAATTATGATGAATTAAAACAGGCCGTTTCCGATGTCATTAAGACAAATGGAAATCAAGAAATTACCGGACAAGTGTTGCAAAACACGTTGGTTTCTATAATTAATACGGTAGGCGCCAATGCAACATTTGCGGGAATAGCCACCCCGGAAACAAATCCGGGCACACCCGACCAAAACATTTTTTATATTGCATCGGAAGACGGTGTATATGTAAACTTTAATTCTATTAAATTAGAAAATGAAGTTTCTATACTTGAAAATAAGAATGGGAATTGGGTAAAAACTATTTCCGGATTAGCGACAATGGCTAAACTTATGGAGGTAGAATATAAAGCAGGAACTCTAATTGACACAATTATTTCAAATAATGGTAGTAAAAATGTAGAAATAAAAAATCATATACATGTAAAAAGAGGGTCATTTCTATATATAAATGTTTTAAATAATAACTATGAAAGTGATGTCTCGTTTTTCTTTAAAGATACATTAGGGAAATATTATCAATTAGATAATAATGGAGAAAAATACTTTTATGTTTATAACGATATAGATATAGATATGTTTGGGTTTAATTGTTTAAGCTCAGAAGACAAACTAATATCTGCCCATTATAAAATACAATATGTTAGAGGAAGAATTAATAATATTGTAAATTCCGAATTAGGTATCAATCTGTTTGAATATAACTATTTACAGCGTGGTTATATTACAACAAATGGAGATATTTCGTCAGATTACAACGGAACTATTACATCAATTGTAAATGTTAAAATGGGCGATACTTATATATATACAGGTGGTTTTTCTGTTAATGATGATTTGTCAATGGTGTGGGGATATAGTGAAGACGGTAGTGTTAAAAAAATGCTATTGCAGTCAAAACAAAAAATTTATTATAATACAGAAATACAAATACCTGATGGAATTGATTATATAATTGCATGGAGTGATGATAATAGTATAATACCCCAATTGACCAAAAAGAAATCAGCATTACAGAATATGATGATAAAAGAAGCAATTGGAAACAATTTATATAATTATCGAAATTCAATCGCGGATAGATATGTTGATTATTCTAGTGGTAAAGAAATGGATGCAGTTGGATTTTATGCAAGTGAATTTATTAAAATCAAAAGCAATACAGAATATTTTATAAAATACGGTCAACAACAATTTGCATTTTTTGATAATAACAAAAACTATATAAGTGGACAAGTCAATGCAATTAATCAATATTTTATAACACCATCAAACGCGTCATTTATTAGAATTACGGTCGATGAAGAATACAATAAAAATCAAATACTTTCAGAGGCTAAAAATTTTTGCAATAAGGAATATAATATAGGATTTAAAGAATTATCCATATTAGATACAAAAATAGTAACTAATGGAAGAACGCGTATTGTTGCAACCCGAAATGAACAAAACTTTAATTCCATAAGAGAATTAATAGAATCTTTGCCAGCCGATTCAAATCATCCGTATGAAATATTTGTTCCAAAAGGAAGATGGCACGAATGTGATTTGAGAGGGAAAAAATATGTATATATAATAGGGGAAGACATGTATGAAACTATTATATATAATGATGGCCTATCTAATAATATAACTCCCAATAATTATCCGTTTGGTCAAGGTGGTAAACCGTTAAATGAAATACCAAAAGATTTCAAACATATAATATATGCGCAAAATGATTTAAATATTAGCAATGTAAGATTAGAGACAAACGATTGTAAATATTGCGCACATTTAGATAATCTATATTATAATAATATTGTAATAAATAATTGCATTATTGCAACAAAAGAAAATGTAAATTTCCCTATTGGAATAGGAATTTATGGAGGACAAAATATAAATATAATGTCATCTATAATTATTGCTTATGATAAAAAAGAGGGAATATTTTGTCATAATTGGAACAATCAAAGATTTCCATCATCTATAATAATAAAAGATACATTATTTGACGGATGCGATTTTCTTATGGTTGACGAACTTGGAAGCGAACAAAATGATTTATGGCAATTGATTAATTGTAAGTCGACCAAACCTAAAGGTGGTAATGTATTATTTATGGTTGACTACAATAATGAAAATAAAACATATTGGATAAATAATAATGGGGAAAATGAATCAGACCCACAAAAAGTTCCATATAGTATAAAATTAAATACATTAGGTAGTAATGTGAATGCGTTTATACCAATTAATTTTTTCCCAACAGATGTCGTTGCGAGACCTAATATGGAAAAATATATTATATCGGATAATTTTTTAAAAGAAGATATAGAAAATCAAAATATCGGTGATGTGTTAATATCGTTTAATGGAGAATATAATGATATTGAACTAAAGATATTAGGAGTAATTCAAAATATAATAGACGGTAAAATGTATATATCATTAACAGGAAAAGGGGTTTGTATTAAAAAAAATATAATAACTGATGATGTTTCAGATAATCAAAAGCTATATGTTAATTCGCAAAAAAAAATAACAACATCAAAAACGGAAAGATTTTTAGGTATGTCTCAGTTATTAGACGATAAAATTATTATAAATATATAGAAATTATGGAAAGACTATTTAATTGGGAACAATGGCGCATTATCGCCGTATCAGCGATAAGTCCGGTTTTGGGGTATCTTACCCCAACAAAAGGATTTGTGTTTGCTATGGTAATGATGTTTTCATTCAACATTTGGGCAGGAATGAGAGCCGACGGCGTGGCGATAGTTCGCTGCAAAAACTTCTCATTCCGTAAGTTCAAAAACGCCTTATGCGAATTGCTATTGTATCTTTTCATAATGGAATCTATATTTGTCATTATGAAGAATTGCGGGGATGAAGCAGCGGCAATAATCATTGTAAAATCATTAACATACGTGTTTATGTATGTATATTTGCAGAACGCATTCCGCAATCTAATCATTGCATATCCGCGGAATTTGGCTTTGCGAATTATATATCATGTGATAAGATTGGAATTTACACGGGCTTTGCCGTCGCATTTGAAACCTATTATCGACAGGCTGGAAAATGAATTTGGCGAAGACCCCGACAAAAACAATAAAAAGAAAGGAGAAAACGAAAATGAGTAAATAAATAATTATATTTGCAACGGGGATAGGCGGAGTAATTAACCGGCCGAAAGGGCAAGCCAACAGCCCGTCCCCGTTTCTTATTTGTTGGCAGTTCTTAAAAGTTGGCAATTATGGAAAATGAGATTTGGAAAGATGTTCCCGGATATGCAGGGATATATCAAGTTAGTAATTATGGGCGTGTAAAGTCTTTGCCTAAAAGTTATATTATTTGTAACAAGTATGTTGTTACAGCAAAAGAAAAAGTGTTGAAACAACGTAAAGTAAAAGGTTATAAAATTATAGAATTAAATCATAAAGGAATTGCAAGGCGTTTCCCGGTTCATGTATTAGTTGCAAAAATGTTTATACCAAATCCAAACAATTATCCCGAAATAGACCATATAGACACGGATAGGGCAAATAATAAATTTTCAAATTTGCGTTGGTGTACACATTCTATGAACATGAATAACCCAATTACAAAGGAAAAAATACGTAATATACCAAGAATAAAAGGGAAAGAAAATCCATTGTTTGAGGGGAAAAGCCCGGACGCAAAAGCAGTAATTCAATATGACATGAAAAATAACATTGTGGCTAAATATAACAGCGTACACCAAGCAGCAAGAAAAAACGATTTTAGTTATAGTTGTATTGCAAGGGTATGCAGAGGCGAAAGAAAAACATATAAAAAATTTAAATGGAGTTATGAAACAGAAAGTAATTATTCTTGATGGAGGTCACGGCGTGGATTGTGCCGGGAAACGTTCCCCTATTTGGGGGGACGGTTCCCAATTGTTTGAATGGGAGTTTAACCGTGACATTGTACGCCGTATTGCGGCGATGTTAAAAGCCGATGGCGTAAAGTTTGAAATTTTGGTACCGGAGGAAACCGACGTATCATTGCCGGAACGTTGCCGACGTGCAAACGTTATCCATGCAGATTGCGGCAATAATGCCGTTTTGTTTAGCGTTCACGGGAACGCCGGAGGCGGCACCGGGTGGGAATGTTATACAAGCGTAGGACAAACGAAAGCGGATGCAATCGCAACCGTACTTTGTAATGAGGCGGAAAAAGAGTTTGCCCCGGATGGTTGGAAAATGCGCTTTGACCATACCGACGGCGACCCGGACAAAGAAAGCCAATTTTATATACTGAAACATACGGTTTGCCCGGCGGTATTATCCGAAAACTTTTTCATGGACACGGAGAAAGATTGCCGTTTTATGATGACGGACGCAGGGCGTGAGCGTATCGCCAAAGTACATTACAATACAATAAAACGTATCTTATGAAAAAATATCTAATAATAGCGGCAATTGCTTTGGCGGTTGCCGCCGTTGTCACTATATGGGTGCAACGTTCCCGGATTAATCAGTTAACCGGGGAAAGGGACAAATACAGAACCAACACGGAAACGTTATTGCAGGACGTTTCCCGGTACCAAACAAAAGATAGTTTGAACGCCGCAAAAGTTGGGGTTTTGGAACTGAAATTGTCAGAGTTTGAAAAATACCGGGCGAGCGATGCGGAGTTGATAAAGACGTTGCAGACAAAGAACCGGGAGTTGGAACGGGTTACAACAACCCAAATGGAAACAATCAACGAATTGCGGGCAACCGTCCGGGATAGTGTTGTATATTTGCTCGGCGATACGGTTACGACCGTTTTACGATGCGTCGATATTGTCGAACCGTATTTTGAGTTGCACGGATGCGCCACGCCGGACGGACAATTTACCGGGACGCATATAAACCGGGATAGTCTGTTGATTGTCGAAACGGTGCAATACAAACGTTGGTTAGGTTTTTTATGGAAAACCAAGAAAATAAAGAACCGGGAAATTGATGTTATCAGCAGGAACCCGCATACAAAAATAATGGGGGTTGAATATATAGAGATAGAAAAATAACTATCTTTGTATCGCAATAAATACTTTTATCCATAGAAAATAAAAAAAATATTGTTTTGCAGGATTAAGCCGGGTTTTTCCCGGCTTTTTTAGTTTGCCCATTTTTAGCCCCGTAGCGGGCTTTTCTTTCCCGGATGGATAAATTCACATTTCGCCCTAAAAAGTGGCTTAAATCGAAAATTCGACCAAAATAACTATCTTTTGAACCAAAAACAGAATTTTTTGCCATTTCCCGATAAAATAAAAATAAATTCTTTTGGTAATTAAAATAAAGGTTGTATATTTGCATTGTCAAACAACAACGACGGGGCGTTTACCCCGAACAATTAAAAGAAAATCAAAATGGCAACAACAATTTACAACGGTTTATTATACACAACAAAAGAAATTAATCGCAATTTCCGCATTAAAATCAACGGTATTGTTGACGGTAAAAAGGTTAACAAGTTGGTAGGCGTTAAAGGATTGATTGAATTGATTGGCGTTGAAATGGTTAATAAGATGTTGCGCCGTGCATTTAATGGCACCGATGATAAAACCGTTTGCAAATTGCGTAGAGGAATAAAGATAAGTTTCTATGTTAAATAATATCCGACCGGGCGGGTTCCCGGAACCAAATACAAATTCGTATGAGTTCAGAAAAAAGAAACAAATTAAGTGAGATTTTCAAATTGGCGTGGCAATTCGTAAAACGCAATGGTTACAAACTTTCAGAGGCTTTAAAATGTGCATGGTTAAACATGAAGCTAAAAGCCGAAATGAAAAAGCGAATAGTAAAATTCTATTTTCAGAAAATAGACGGTTCATTGCGTGAGGCATACGGAACCACAAACCCGGAAACAATTCCGGCAACAACCGGAACCCGGAAACCCGCCGACACGGTACAAACGTATTTCGATACAGAAAAGCAGGAATACAGATGTTTCAAAAAAGCTAATTTAATTCGTATTGCATAACCAACGCCGGGGAGTTCCCCGGCATAATTATAAATATTATGAGATTTGCATTAAGAAAGCAGGATAAAATAAAAGAAGTATTGGGAAATGAATATTTGGAAAACAATATTCTGCAAAGCCTAAATAAATACTTTGAAAACAGCGACAACGACCGGATATATTCAGATATTGAACCGGACGGGTACGTTACGGATTACGGCAACAAATACCCATTGTTGAGGATAAACGACGTTGCAAACAGCGACGCAATGTTAGAATTTGCCGTTATGGGGCAAATGTACGATGTATTGAATTTGTCTTATGTTGGTAGAATGAAAGGTTAAAATATGGACGTGATAATATTAATTTTCTTTGTATTATTAATTGCAACCCTATTATTGGGTATATGGCAAATAAAGAACCCTAAATTAAAAACCGTTGATGATTTAAGCGACGATTTGTGTTTATATTGTCCTTTGGATGATGACGAAAAAGGAACCCACGGCGGCCCAAATGGATATATAAGTTGTGAGGGGCGTTGTTGCCAAGAAGCGTATGAAATGTATATTGAGGAATGGACGGAATAACAAATTGTATGGAAAGTATAATAATAAAAGAAATTGAAATGATGTTGGAACTACCTTTGCGCGAAAGACAAAAAGCGTATTTCCAAGACTTATTAAACGCCGCAAAGCCCGTTAAAATAGTTCCGGCGGCTGATGTATTGGAGGATTACGAATTGGAATATATACAGCATGTAATTAAGCCGCGGCCTAAACAATGTTATCGAAATTCCCATTTACTTTGCGAGGCGTTCCCGGAACGGATTCTTTATTGTGAGGGAAAAACAAACGTCCCAATACCGATTGACCATGCGTTTAACAAGGTCGGCGACGCATATATTGACATAACATTTGAATTTGCGTTGCATGAAAACCCGTCAATATATGAGTACGTAACATTTGGCGAGTACGACGCAAAGACCATACGAAAAGCAGTATTGGAAACCGGATATTACGGCGAAATTTACAAATGGTTGTATTATCAGAGTAAGAAATAAAAAGCCCCCCGGCGTCATAAATCAATATGCACCGGGGGAATTTTACGCAGTAACCGAGAGCGATATTTGGTTGATGCGGTACCACAAAAATATATTGTTTGCCGTAAATTGCAAAACAACCCGCAAAAATAAATTTGAAATAAAAGTATTTATTTTTGGTAATTAAAGAAATATTTGTACCTTTGCATTGAAGTTAAGCCCACGCACGGGGATAGTGCGAAATAATATGAATATCAGAAAAGACAAAGAATTGAACATTTTGGCGAAAGCAGCCGGAAAGAAAGCAACAGAAGTTGAAACAATCATTGTAAACCAATTAATCCAAAAGGAAATGATACAAGACGACCCGAAATTTTGGGGATGCACTTTGTTTGATAGTATCGAACGTGACGTTCCGGTTTCTGATGTTGTCGGCATTATCAAAGCAACCGGAATTTCGGTTGTACGTTCCGAACATTTGGACGCATTTCTGAATTTGGTATTGGTCGGAAAAGGAGATTGCCCGGTATGTGGCGGAGAAATGGAAGTTACCGACGCCGATTATAAATGTTGCGGCGGCGATGGGTATTTAACCCCGTATGAATACGAACCTATATTTGAGGAAAAAACCTGCAAACATTGCGGACACGTAGAATAATAACCATAAAAATAAACAATATGAAATTAAGAGTAAATGAAGCAATCGCCCGTTCCGAGGCGAACGGAAAAAAGGTATTGAAAAAGGATATTGCAGCCCGTTTATTTGAGGGCGCAAGCGAAAGCGCACAGCAGGTAAATATGACAAATCTTTGCAACGGGACAACCAAAAGGATTGTTCCGGAATGGGTAGTAATAATTTGCGAAATGTGCGGTTGTTCCGCCGATTATCTGTTTGGAATGGAGGATTAAAACCATGAAAAAGAAGTTTATCGAAAAAATGGAAAAGATGGTTGATGTTTTCTTTTCCGATGCGTGGCAAGCAAAGGTTTTTGCAATGATATTTAGCATTTTCGGAGTAATATGTTTTATTGCCGGATTTTGGAATTATATCCATTTTTTGTTTTCTGCAATGTGTGGATTAATGGTTTATGTATTGTTTAACGAATTAAAGAGCAAATAACATGATAGCGAAAAAGAAACAGCCGGAAAACCCGGAAAAAAGTATTGCAAACACAATGGGTAACGCAGTAAATGCGGTTAAGAAGTTGGCGGAAGCAATGGGACAATTGCCCGCCGATAAATTCCCGGAAATAAACGATGAACAACAGATTGGCCCCGGATTGGATGCCGTCGAAATAGAACAGCCCGCCGGGGCTTTTGAAATTGTGCCGGGCATGACGGTTGAGGAAATGACAGCAATGTTTTTTGATGGTGCGTTGATTGAACCGCCGTATAAAGTATGGCAGCTAAACAGCAAAGGACACCGATATTATTACAAGTTTGACGACAACGGAACCCCGGAATTTTATCCGTCAGTTACAACAATTTTGTCCCAAACAATGCCACAATCGCCGTTTCTGATAAAATGGATTGCCGACAAAGGTATTGACGAGGCGGAACGATACAAAGCAGAACGGGCGGCGTATGGTACATTTATGCACGCCCAATTTGAAGAACTTATAATTAACCGGGTTTATGATTTGGACGGATTGAAAGCCAAATTGAAAGATTATATTGATAACAACAAATTGCCCGCCGATTTCATTTATTACGCTGATGATTTCAAAAAGGATATATTAGCATTTGCGCAATTTGTTTTGGATTATGACGTTAAACCGTTAGCCGTGGAAATTGCGTTGGTACACCCCGTTCATAATTACGCCGGAATGATTGATTTACCGTGTACGATGTTATCAAAGCCCGGTTCAAAAGAATACATAAACGCAATTGTGGATTTCAAAAGCGGGCGCAAAGGATTTTACGAAGAAGCGGAAATTCAATTGCATTTATATGCGATGATGTGGAACGAAAATTTTCCGGATATTCCGATTGACCGTGTTTTCAATTTCAGCCCGAAAGATTGGCGAAAGAAACCGACGTACAATTTGAAAGACCAAACCGACAGCCCGAACGCAAAGAAAATCCCGTATCTTTTGGAGTTGGCAGCAATTGAGGACGAAAAACGGGATAATACATTTACGGCGGTTTCCGGGGAAATATCATTGGATAACGAACCGGATTTGACAAACAATATTGTTTCGCTGACGTTGGCGGAACTTGTTAAAAGCAAGGCCCCGGCGGAAAAGAAAAAGCCGGAACCGGAAAAAGCCGTTACCGTTGAGGATTTGAAGAAAGACCCGGAACCCGAACCACAGCCGGAACAGAATGTTATCAGTTGCGAAAAGTTTATTGATTTGATAAACAACGACGACGACAATTATTCATTATGCCAAACAACAGATATTGGGAACACATACGGCGTAAAATTGGTTGACGAGGGCTTTAATTTAGACCAATATAGATGGTACAGCATAGCAACCAATATTTACAAGTGTTCCGACGGATATGTTAAAGTAACCGGAGCGTTTCAAAGTTTTTCAGAAATACAGGGTTGGTCGGATATAGACGTACATTCAGAGGCGGAAAAATTGCAGGGAAAAGAATTGCAAGCGTTTGAATTGAGAATGAAAGCGTATGAAATAGAAAATGCCACGGAACAACAGCCGGAACCCGAACCACAACCGGAACCGGAGGAAAAGAAAACCAAGACCGTAAAGAGAACCACACGAAAAACGGCAAAAGCGGCGGAAAACAAGCCCGTCAAGGAAAAGAAAACCGCAAAACGTACAATTACACCAAAAAAAGAAAAAGTGGCTAAAATCGAAGAAAAACAGCCTAAAAAGCCGGAACCCGTGACAAAGAAAGATTTGTTGAATACTGAAATTGATATTTGATTATGAAAGGACGTATAAACATAAACAGACCAACCACCGGCATACAACGTGTTGTTTTGCCACGTGTGGGGTTTATCAAAGTAGGGTATAAGGAGAAAGCAACCAACGGAAAAGAATATCCAAAAAGTGTTGACTATTTTATTGCTAGTGGAAAGTATGCCGGATTGTTTACCAAAGCATACGGCGAAAAGCCGCAAACTATTCAAATAATTTTCCCGGATGATTGCCCGGAAAAGGTATGTAACGAAATGTACGAATACCGGGACGACGACGGGCGACGCATAGCATACGGCGACGGGGAAACGTTCTTTGTATGGAACGGAAAACAATATTGTCAATATAGTACAAAGGATTATCCCAATTTGATGGCGGGGGTTGCGGAAAAGCACCCCAACCGTGCCGTATTAAACGGCGGCGACGGATGGATTGTAACGTTAACCGTAACTTTCATTATTCCGTTGGTGCGTGGCGTTGGCGGAGTTTGGCAGTTTACGACAAAGGGGACAGCGTCAACAATACCCAATATCCGTGATACATTCGACGCAATATTGCAAGAAAAGGGATTTGTAAAAGGAATTATCTTTGATATGAATGTACAATTTGCAGTTTCTCAAAAGCCCGGCGACCGTTCCCGTTATCCGGTTGTTACGATTGTTCCAAACGAAAGTGAGGGAAATTTGTTTGCGGTAAAAGAAGCATTTAAGCCCGTACAGTTGTTGGAATAAAAAAAAAGTATTATATTTGTGGCGTAAAACAATCGACCGTTACCGATTGAAAGATATTTGCTAATTAGCTACAAAGCCCCTTTTAGATGTGTAACGGCTCTAATTGGGGCTTTCCTTTTTTAATTATGACTTACAATATTTTGATTGACCAAAGATTCGCCGTTGCAAATGAACTGACTATTGTTCAAACAACAACGCTTGCAGCGTGTATGACATTGCCAACGTGGACTAATACAATTACGGTTGATGGCATTGTTTGGTATCAATATTCAGAAACAAAAATGGTAGATGATTTTCCGTTGCTTTTTTCAATCCCTAAAAGAGTTTACAAAAACATTAAAGAACTTGCAGACAGAGGATTTATTGAGTTGAGTTCTTTTGGGAAAACAAAGTATCTAAGATTTACAGAAAAATGTAAAACATGGAACAGAAGCGAAACGGACTTTAATCAGTCCGAAAACGGACTACAAGACTATAATATTAATATACAGCAGTCCGAAAACGGACCAAACAACAGTCCGAAAACGGACTTTAATCAGTCCGAAAACGGACTACAAGACTATAATATTAATAATAATAATATTAATAATACTATGAAGAAAGAGGCTAAAGCCTCAAAAGAAAATCCAAACGGATTTTCACAAGACAATTTTTCAAACGAAGAAAAAACAGTTAAAGCAAGTATTGTTTATGGGTTTACCCCGGAATTGTTGGATGTCAGAAAACAAGTAATTGATAAAGTTGATAATTACTTTGCAAAACTTGTATTCCCATTTGATAGCGATGAATTTAAACGGAACTTTTATATTTTGATGTGCCAACCGAAATGGAGAACGTCGCAAAAGAGTTTTTCAGCGATACAAGCAAACTTAAATGGTTTGAGTAAATACCCGGAAGAATTTGCGCTGATTCTGATAAAAGAAAGCATTTCAAAAGGTTGGGCGGCGTTAGAATATGATTCAACCCCCGAAAAATACGAAAAATGGGAAAAAATGAAACGTTCCGTGAAGACAGAGCAGCAAAGCAGCAAAGAAATTGCGGATATGATGAAGTATTTAAACAATGATTTTGATTGATATGGGAGCTATTGAAAAAAAAGAAAATACGGCTTTAGAAATATATAATACCAAGCCCGGAACAAAAGCCATTGAAGTACGCCGTAGAATGATGCAATTGCCGGAAGTTGCCAAAGCATTAAACCCAGTTGAAAAATATGTTTTCGCAGCGTCAACAAAAACACCAATTGCGGAAATTGACGATGCAAAATTAGTTGAAAATCTTTCGTTGTTGTTTAAGCGTATAGCAATGGACGTTGGTTATATAATACCACAGAATGAAAATGATTGGAATTATATACAATCCCGGTTGTTGGATATTCTGAAACGTTATCACTCTGATATGACGTTGGCGGATATTAAGATAGCTTTTGAGTTGGCGACGACCGGGGAATTAGACGAATTTTTGCCGAAAGATAAACACGGGAACCCGGATAAAAATCATTATCAGCAATTCAATGCGGATTATCTTTCAAAGATATTGAACGCATACAAGCGAAAACAGAACGTCGTAATTGACAAAGCGTTTAAAGTATTGCCGGAACCAAAAGGCGAAATGACGCCGCAGCAAATACGGCAATTTGAGATACAAAGACAATGGCGGAACCGTTATATTTTCCTTTGCTACAAATACACCGGGAAATTAATATTGGGGCTAACTGATGATATGTTTTTGTATGAATGGTTGCAAAAATGCGGGTTAGCTGATGATGTACAAGTTAAAGAGGACGACCGCAAAGAAGCGTTTGCCCGGTATATGCAGCGTGTAGCCCGTAAAATGATAAACCAATATACGGCATTTCAAGTTCGCCGAAAAGGAACCGAAAGCCCGGAAATTGATTTTACGGCGTTTGAGGTTGCCCGGAAAAAGGAGATTATAAAAGCATTTGACCGGATGATTTCCGAGGAAATGCAAGTTGATAACTACATGAAGTTTTAAATATGGAACTATTTATTGTTTGCTTTATAATTGGCGTAATAGGTTATTTTACAAAAGCGGGAGGATATAAAGATGAAAATTGAAAAATGTGGAAACATAACATTAATAAACGGGGATTGCATGGAGTTTATGCAATCCCAAAGTGATAAATCTTTTGATTTGGCAATTGTTGACCCGCCATACGGAATTGATTACGCTGCAAAACCTGCAAGGTCAAAGCATGAAAAAAAGAATTGGGATAATGATATACCAAATGATATTTATTTTGACGAACTTTTCAGAATTTCTAATAAATGTATAATATGGGGTGGAAATTATTATAAATTGCCTCCATGCCAATGTTTTATATTTTGGTACAAACAAAATCCGGTTCCTAACTTTTCAGATGGTGAGTTTGCGTGGACTAATTTTAATTGTCCTGCAAAATGTTTTGATTATAGATATTATGGAAATTTACAAGGTAAAAGTTCAGTCAAAGAAGAAAAAATACACCCCACACAAAAACCAATAATATTATATGAATGGCTATTACAAAATTTTGCAAAATCCGGACAAAAAATATTGGACACGCACGGCGGAAGTATGAGCCATGCAATAGCCGCACATAAATTGGGCTTTGATTTAACTATAATTGAAAAAGACCCGGTTTATTATGAACAAGCAAAGAAAAGATTAATTGAGTTTCAAAGACAACAAGTTTTATTTTAATTATGAAAATTGATTGCATAGTAGGAATTGACCCCGGAGCAAATGGGGGTATTGTTAAATGGCGTCCGAATGAAAATATTACAGCAATACAAATGCCTAAGGATATAAACGAACTCAAAGACTATTTGTTGTATTTGAAAAGCATTTGTTCGCCAATTGTCTTTTTGGAAAAATTGAGCGTGCGCCCGGATGATGTAACGCCGGGTGCCGATGGCGTAAATATGGGTAAATTGTACCGAATACAAAAGATGATGGCAAACTTTGAGCAATTGAAAGCAATCATTGCAGTTTGCGACATTCCGTTTGTTATGGTACACCCTATGAAATGGCAAAACGAATTGAAGTTGCGAGCAAAGACGACACGAAAAAAAGAAGAAAAGAACGAGCGAAAACGCAGATACAAAGAGGTTGCCGGGAATTTGTACCCGGAATTGAAACCGACATTGTGGAACGCCGACGCCACGTTGATAATGCACTTTGGACGATACATTTTGCGCAACAACCCCGGTTGGGTGCGTCAGAATTTACCAAGCAATATGCACGAACGTTTGTTTTAGCCACGTAGAGCGATTTTAATTAAAAAATGGATAAAATATACATGGAAGAAGAAAAAACCACGCAAATCGAAAATCCGGGAAAAATAACGTTGGAAGAGTTCGCCGAGTTAATCCGACAAATGCGTCATAATCAACGCAGATATTTTGCGCAACGTCGCCCGGAAATATTAGCGACCTGCAAGAAATTAGAAAGTGAAGTTGATGCAATTGTTGCTAAAATAACAGATAAACAAATGAGGCTGTTTTGATTTATGCCCGGAATGTATAACGTTCCGGGTTTATTGTTTTTTTTTTTGAAAATAAAAAGAAAAAATTTTGGTAGTTAAAATGTTATGCGTATATTCGCAGTGCCAAACAACGAAAGACCCCACAGTCTAACCAAAATGCAAAAAGACTGTTGAAAGATTAAGTTCGTAAGAGTAGAAAGTAAGCAACGGTATCTACAAAGGGTTAAATGATGGTTCGGTAACCGATTAAATGAAGTGATAAAGCCAAAATCTTTCAGAGAATGACAAACACCGACCGGGCGGGTTCCCGGATAAATTATAAAACTATGAAGTTATTAGAGATTCACAAAAACGGTATTAATGCGCATAATAATGAAGTTTCATTTTATGGCATAGATTTTCAAACAAAAACATTAATGTTTGATAGAATAGAAAACATTGAATGTGCAATAGAAATTGCAAAAGAGTTAGGATATAAGATTTCTGAAATACAAATGATGTTTTGAATGTTTATAGATGAAGTAGGAGCAACCCGGCACGCCATGAGCAAAGTTGAGTTGAATGAATTGTACAGGAAGTTAGAAAACTTTATTGCTGATTGTACAATTGAAGAAGCAAAAGAAAATCGGGATGCGTTTGTTAAGGTTCAAACGCTAATAAACCAAAGAATAAGAGAAAACAAAAAATAATATTAACCCGCCGGGGGCAACCCCGGCACAAACCGAGAGCATTATGATAGTAAAGAAATTAGAATTGGTAAATTTCCAAGTAATTAAAGAGTTTAACGCAGATTTTGACGGTAACGTTTATTTCATTACCGGGGATAATGAGTTGGGAAAATCAACGGTATTAAAAGCAATTGGGGCTTTGTTGACCGGGAATCGTGACGCCGTGTTGAGAAATGGCGAAAGCAAAGGTTTTGCAAAGATGATTGTCGGCGACGATGGCGAGGAATACGAAGTTGAATTGAAATTCACAAAAGCAAACCCACGTGGCACGTTATCAATTAAGTCAAAGACAACCGGAATGAAAAGTGATAACGTTTCTATGTTGCAAAAGATTTTCGGTTATACAGATTTTGACGCCGTGGAATTTTCCCGTTGGTCGGAAACCGCCGAGGGACGCAGAAAGCAAATTGAGGTTGTAAAGTCTTTGTTGCCGGAAGAAGTAAGAACAAGGATTGCCGAAATTGATACAACCGTTGCCGGGCTTAAAACAGAACGTACCGGAGTAAACCGAGATTTGAAAACCTACAAATCAATATCAGATGCAGCCGGGCAGGGATTGACAACGCAGGATTTGAAAACGTATGCCAAACCAAAGGACATTACGGAACTGATGAAAGAACAAGCCGAAAACGCCCAATTGATAGAAAAAGCAAAAACCGTTCGTTCGGCTTTGGAGCAAAGAAAAAAGCAGTTGGAAGAAATTCCGGAACGTTTAGCAGCGGCAAAAGCGACATACGAAAAAGCCATTGAAGAAGCTAAAAAAGCGATAGAAAGAACTGAAAAACTTTACAAAGAAGCTATTGCACAAATAGAAAGTGAAAAGGCAGATTATGAAGCACGAAAAGCAAATGCCGAAAAATGGTTGGCTAATTACGAAGAAAACAACCCGGAAAAATTAGATACAGCCGAGCAGTTGAGAAAAGCAGAGGAACACAACAAAAAGGCTGCAAAGGTTGCCGATTATCTTTCAAAGAAAAAACAAGCAGACGGCAAAAAAGCAGAAGCGGAAAAGATGGATTCAGAAATTGCGGAATTATCCGCCGAGCGTGAAAAACTTATTTCGTCGGCGAAATTGCCGATTTCCGGACTTTCGTTTAGTGATGATGGGTTGGTATTGAATGACGTCCCATTTGTTGCCGGAAAGGTTTCAGATTCGCAAATAATGGAGGTTGCCGCAAAACTGATTATTGCAAGTAACCCAACCGTTAAAGTGTTCCGCATAGCGAGGGGCGAAAGTTTGGGCGAAAAGAGATTGCAAGCAATTATTGATATTGCCAAGAAAAACGGGTTCCAAGGATTCATTGAAGAAGTTAAAAGAGGGCAGGACGATTTGATTATTGAGGAATACACAGAAAGCGAGTAATTAACCGGGGCGTCGGTTCCCCGGCGTCCCTTAAACAAAACAATATGGAAGTTAAAGAAATGACAATTGCGGACGTGTTGAAAACACCCGCTTTTTATAATAATCTGAAAGTGGTTATTTCCGATTTGGAAAACATCCGGAGAAATGCAAGAATAAGCGCAAACGCCCCATTAAAACGACACCCGATAGACCGATTGCAGGGAAAAGGAGTATTTGAACCGGGACAAATGACAGTTCTTTATGCGTCGGCGATGGATAAAAAATTGCAGGGATATTCAAGCAGCGAAAGAAAGTTTATATTGGAAGTTGGCGGCGAAGCGTTTAATACTACAATGAAACAATTTGTTGACCAAGAAAAGAAAGACAATGAGGAAAAGAGAGATAACAGCAACGGGAATGATTAATAATAACGGCGGTTTACAAATGTACATGGGGGAATTAAATCAATTCTTTGCAATGCACAAAGGTAGCCGCATAATCGCCCGTTTTATTGTAGCGTCGCCCGGTTCGTCAGAGGCTTTGAAAGGTTATTATTTCAATTACGTTGTACCAACGTTTAGAACCGGAATTTGGGAGGCGGGCGAACGTCTGACAGATGAACAAACCGAACGCCGATTGCGTGAGTTGTCCCCGGTTATGTATGAGCAAATACCGAATATTGAAACCGGGGAATATGAAACCCGGTTGCGTAAAATACCGGAGTTGAGCAATGCGGAATTAATAGAACACATTGAGCATTTAAAGCAGATTGCCGCAGAAAATTATAATTTGTATATTGACGACCCAAGAAGCATTTAATATGAAGCATTATTCAGAATTAAGCCCGTTGGAAAAGAAAGCGAGAGAGGCAAGCGGGCGGCTTAAATGTACGGATTGCCCATATATAAATTATGCAAGACAAGCGAAATGTTTATTGATGCGTGCGATTTTATTTATTTGTCCGCATTTAAAACCGGGTATAATACCCGTAAAAAAGAAACAAGAAGATTAAAAAAGAAAAAATAATATGTTTTGCAAGTGTAACCAACCCCGTAAATGTTACCCGTTGAAAGATTGGCGGGTTATCCGGTACCAATATACGCCGCACGGATATAGCCGGGTTAAATGTTTGAAATGCGGTTGCGTGTGGATTACACGGGCAAATTATGTTGAACAAACGCCCAATAAAGACGGGCAAAAAAGATTATTTGATTATGAAAAAAGTAACATTGAAAGACAGCAAAGGAAATGAGATAAACGACATTATGAAAGATGTTTTGACGTTCGATTGTGAAACAACCGGGTTGCCCCCAAAGGGCGCAAAATGGGACGTTGATTTTGCGGAATTTCCAAATATTGTGCAATTGGCATGGGCGGTAAACGAAAAGGAACGTTCATTTATCATAAAGCCGGAGGGATGGGAAATACCGGAAGCGTCAACAGAAGTTCACGGAATTACAGCAGAGAGAGCAAACGCCGATGGCGTCCCATTTGCTGATATTATAGGCGAATTTTTGGAGGATTGCGAAAAAGCCCGTTTGTTGGTAGGACACAACATTTACTTTGATACGTCAATTGTAAAAGCAATGATATTGCGAATTATGGGGCGTGAGTATTACGACGAAAAAGCCGAGGACGCATTGTTTAAGGGAAAACGAATTGATACCATGATGAAAACAATTAAATTTGTCGGCGCAATGTTTGCAAATGGACGCCCCGGAAAATTCCCGACGTTGGAAGAACTTTATAATAAATGTTTCCCCGGCGAAACATTCCCGACGCATGATGCGTTGGAGGACGTGAAAGCCTGCAAACGTTGTATTCCGGTTTTGGTGGAAAATGGTATTATAGAACTGAAACCAAAAGAATATCCGGCGGAACAATTGAAGTTTAACCCGGAACCGGAACCCGCAAAGACCAAAAAGGTAAAAAGGGAAGTTTTAGTTCACGGCCCGAAACCGATATTTGCACCGGATGCAGAGCCGGAAAACAAGGTTGCAAAATTGTTAAATGAAACAGACTTTTAAATTATGAACGAAAAAAAAATGTGCATTGATTGCGTGGATTATCCGGTATGTTGTTTGTCCGGTCGTTGTGCTGATGATGAACCGTGCGAGTATTTCCAAGAAGAAACCGACCCGGAGGAACCGGGAAACAATAAAGATTAAAAATTATGAGCGAAAAAAAACAAAATGTTATGCCGATTCCTACAAAGGAAAAGTTTTCATTATCGAAAGTAAAGTTATTGAAAGATGGCGGGTTAGACGTACATTATGAAGTAACGGAAGTTGTCATAAATGAGAGTTACACGAACAAATACCATGTATTGAGTGCAAAAGACATACACCCGGATTTGCGTCATTTGTTTAATGATTTGCGCCCGATTATGGGACGTGTATTCAACATAACGTCATTTAAAACCATGATGGCAACGCCGGAGTTTAAAGCAACAAAGAAACAAACAGATATTGCAGCCGCATTTGCGGAAGAATGTTTGAACAATATAGAGGTTAGGGGCGTTTCTTTGTCCGGGCAAGATGATAACGTAGGCGTCGTTTTAACCGGATTGTTTACCATATCAAACAATCAGAAAACAGAAATCAATACCCCACGAATGAAATATAACGTTGAAACGTTCGGTTTTGAGGAAGAGTTGGAAAACATTGTTTGCGATATTGAAAACGAGGTTTACGAATTTCTGTTTGAGGGCAAAAAGGCGCAAATGGATTTGTTCGGGGCTGATGGGGAACCAAACCCGTTAGTTTACGTAAATGATGCAGACAACGAAAATGAAAATGATATGTTCCCGGAAATGGCAGACCCGGCGGACGATACAGACAATATGTAATGGAGCCAATATTGTTGACCGAGCGTTGCGAATATGAATATTGCGTTGCACGTGGTTACGAACCGTTATTGGATATTCGTAATTTTCGGTTAGATATACGGTTGCGTGTTGAGTTACAACGGGAATTGTTCGGGAATTGCGTTTTAGGACGTGGCGACATTCCCGTTGCCAACCAACGGTTTTTCCGGTGGGTTTGGGAACATAAGCCGCACAGATGCGAGGAAACGTTGCGACCTTTGCACAATTTTTCGGCAACGTATTGTTCCCATATATTAACCCGTGGGGCATATCCGGAAATGGCGCATGACCCAAGGAATATTAATATACTTTGCTTTGAAATGCACAACCGTTGGGAGAATGGCGACCGTGAGAAAATGCGTATATATCCGGGCAACGTCCGGATTATTGAATTGCTTAAAAACGAATACAGAAGTTTGAAAATATGAGGACGAAAAAAAGAACACCCGATTACGGGGCAATTTCCCGCCGTTCAATCCAAAATGATTTTAAAAGGGTACAAAGGTACCCGGAAAGGGAGAAACGCCCGCAAATCAAAAATCCGCCCGAAGTAAATGCAGAAAGACGGGTTTTGTTTGTTGGCGAAAATTCAAGTTATTACAAATTGCGTTCTTTCATTGTTGGTAAATTGGTTCGATTGGTTAAAAAATCAAGCGTCGGCGGTTGGGTATGTGAGTTCGTACACGACGACGACCGAAAAGCGATAAACCATGCCGCCGGATGGTCGGATATGAAAAAAGAATATTTGTTGGATGGCGTAAAATTTAAGTAGATGAAAATCAAAAAACAAACCGGATATAAAATTGTATTTTATACGTTCGTGGCGTTAACGGTTGCGCCATACATTTGGACGTTATGGAGTATTGGAAGTTGGATTTTTAAAGCTATATTTCTATGAGTGTAAACAAAGTTATTTTAATGGGTAACGTCGGAAAAGACCCGGAGTATAAAGATTTCGACAACGGCGGTTCGGTTGCGATTCACGTTGGCGACAACTGACAGAGCATTTAAAACGGCAAATGGTACAGAAGTACCGGAGCGCACCGAATGGCACAATATTGTTTTGCAAAATGGATTGGCAAAGATTGCAAAAGAGTATGTAAAAAAGGGCGATAAACTTTGTATTGAGGGGAAAATAAGAACCCGCAGTTATGAGGACAACAACGGCGTAAAAAGATACGTTACGGAAGTTTACGGGTATAATATGGAGATGTTGTCGCCAAAGAAAGACGGACAAACAACGCAGCAGGGAGGCGCACCAACACCGCCGCCGCCAATTCCCGACCAAAACAAAGATGATTTGCCATTTTGAGAATGAGGAACGAAATTAAAATTCAAATCCCGGAGGGTTCCCGGCTGATTGGGACACGGACAAAGGGGCGAACGGTTATTGTTTCTTTTGAATACATAAGGAGGACGCAGCCGTTACCGGAGCCGGAACCGATACGACCAATTGGTTTTGCCCATTACAAGGAACCCGCCGGGAAAGATAAAAAATAAAGTTATGCAGTTTAATAGCAAAGAATATGACCCCGAAAAACACGACCGTTGGCGTGCGTTGACCGTAAAACAGCCATACGCAAATGATTTGGTAGCGGAGGCGTACAAGGATGAAAACGGTATTGTTTACGGGGAAAAGACAATTGAAGTTCGGAGCAAAAACACGTCATACCGTGGCGACGTGCTGATATGTTCCGCAGCGTCCCCGGTTTATCCGGGAATGGAAAGCGGCGTTACGTTGGGATTGGTTGAGTTGTACGACGTGAAGCCGATAAAAGAGTTTACGCCGGAGGATTGGGAAAACACCCGGATTCCAAAGGAAAAGAGGGCAAAAATAACAAAGGGTTTCGGATGGATGATGCGCAACCCAAGACGTGTTGTTGAAATGCCAATTAAGGGGCAAT